ACGCGATGCTCGCGGCCGAGAAGTTATACGCCGTGACCGTCGTGCCCGAGGCCGCGAGATTGGTGCCGTCGAACGTGACCCATGCCACCGTGCCCGAGCCGGCCGCGGTGCCGCTCCGCGCCGAGATGGTCGCCGTCGCCTGGGCGAGCATGAGTTGCATGGGCACCCGCGGCCCGCGCGGCGGCGGGATGAACGCGTAGGGCTGTTGTTCCACGCGCTGGATGGTCTGACGGAGGCGGCGGGCATTGTGGGCGAGGCTGCGCGATGCGGGCATGATGGGCGCCCCGGGCGGCTAGTTGAGATAGAAAATATCCTCGGGAATGTTCAGATCGGCGAATGTCATCGGCGGGAATTCGACGAATTCGTTGTAATAGGGATCGTCGGTCGCCCCCAGGAGGTCGCCGCTTTGCTTGAGCGCGCGGGCGTCGTGCGTCGGCTGATTGTTGGCATCGAGGATGTTCACGGGTTGCCCGGCCCCGCCCTTTAAGTAACGGTAGCCCGCGTTTAATATGCGTTGCGTGAACCCCTTGCCGTCGTCGTCGACCCGGAATTCAAACTCATAGGTGACTTGCCAGTAAAAGCCCCAATCGGCGTCATAAAACCGCTCGCCCTTGATGCCGCGGCACTTGACGGTGTTGGGCGCGTATCCCAAGAATTCATCCTCATTCGTGGTGTCTTTCCACGAGCTTGCGTACAAATCATCGTAGGTCGGTTCATTGCGGATGAACTTGAGCACCGGCCGCGATTCCTCGTGTGCGGGCGTGTCGATGAGCGGGTCGCCCACGGTATTGCGGTAGGGCTTGGGCGGCGAGTCCTCATCCTCGACTTTGTGCTGTTCGTACTTCGCCTCATCCCAGAAGATTTGCGCCATCCGTTGCGTCGGGTCGATGATGCCACTGCCGAGATAGGCGGTGCCGTACAGATAGGGGATATTGACCGGCGTGTATTCGATCGTGACTGCCCATTGCACGAGATTTCCCGAGGCTTGCGTGGTCACGTTCTCGGCCCGGATGCGGGTCGCGAACGAGCCGTTATCGGTCTCGGTCGGATATGCGGAATAGAGCGGGAATTTGTAGGTATCGCCCAGGATGACCCCGCTCAGGCCGATCACCTGCATGGGGCCGATGAACCGCGAGGATGTCTCGACTTTGAGCCGATTGGTATACGCCCGATCGCAACGGACGTCGTTGATCCCCCACTCGGCCGACCGCGAGCCGGGCGCATAATCATCCTCGATCAACACGATGAACCCGGGCACGAGTAGCGACGGGCCGCGGATCGGGTCGGGATACATTAGAAGAACCCCGCCAAGGCGCCGCCGACTTGGTTGCCGATGGCGGTCGCCGGTTGCGCCAGCGCGTTGGAAATCTGCCCGAGGAGTGTCACCATCTGCTTGGTGTTCTTGGCCGTTTCTTCCGCGGGCTTGCCCGCCGCGTCGCCGTAGCGCGTGCGCAGGATGGCCTCGCTCGCCTCTTTCGAGCCCTCGAGCATCGCCGAGGCGAATTTGGGCGCGGCGGTCGTCGCCGCCGCGGCCCCGGGCAATTTGACCCCGCCGAGCAGATCCTTCAGGCCCGGTTCCTTCGCGAGATCGGCACGCATCTTTTTCATCTTGTCAACTTCATCGGTGAACGCCTGATTGACCGCCTCGTGAGCCCACGGCTTTTTCCAATCCTTCTTGACGTCCTCCCACATGACATTCGATCGCCGCTCGAGGTCTTCGCCCCAGGCCCGGATGAATTCGCCCGCCCCAGTCTTATGGCCCGTCAGTTTCTCATAGACCCGATCGAGCATATTGATGAATGCGCCGAGCCCCTTCAGCCAAAGGGCGATCCCCCAATTGATATTGGCTTGCACCGCGCGAAAAGCCGCCGACACGAGTTGCCACGCGTCGGCGATGGTGCCGATCGTCACGCGTATCGCAGTCATCGCCAGATTCGATTGCTCGGCGCCCGAAACCATCTTGTCGGTCGACGTCGCGGCGGAAAAACCCAGCACCTGCCAGGCCGCGGAAATGGCGGCTAGACCGACGTTCAGCGCCTCCATGAATTGCACCGCCACGGGCAAGAGCTTCTCGCCGATCGCCGCGGCGAGGTTTTCGATCCGGCCCCATAGCGCCTCCGTCTGCGATGAGAACCGATCCTGATTGGCGGCGAAGAAACCTTGCGCCTTGGCGCCTTGCTCGGAAATCAGGGCGAGCGTCGCCATCTTCTTCGCCCCGTCGGTCAATTCTTCCTTCGTCTTGGCAAGCCCCATCGCGAGCGCCTTGGTTTCCACCGCGGTCGCCTTCAGGGCGAGCCCGAGCCGTTCGGCCGGGTCGAACTCGCCCCGCAGCGCCGCGCCGATCGCGGTGAAGGCTTCCTCCGAGCGCAATCCCTTCAGCGCGGCGAGGTCGCGCGCCGTCCGCGCGATCGCCACGCCGAGTTGTGCGGCTTGATCGGCCGACACCCCGGCGGTTTGCAGCATCGCCCCGAACGATGTCGAGGATTCGATAAAAGCCCGTTTCGAGGCGCCGAACGCAACGGCTTCCTTGTTCGCCTCATCGATGATGAATTCCGCGGAATCGCCGAATGTGGCTTTCGCGGCGGTGATCGCATCCGATAGGTTCGAGGCCGCGCCGATCACCTTGTAAATGCCGGCCGTCGCCACGGCGGCGGCGGCGCCCGTGAAGAGCATCTTCATCGCGGCGCCCGATTTCTCGACCTTCGCCGTGAAAGTCTGGACCATCCCGGCGCCTTGCTTGAGCCCCTTGGACAAGGGCGCAAGGTCGGTCTTCATACTAATAATTAAGCTTCCTACGACCGCAATCGGATTTACCTCCCCGGATGACTAGAATCGCCGCCCTCGGATTGCGGCCCGAGCGCCATTCGCATTGCGGCGAGCAATTGGCCGGCAGTCATCGCCCGCCGGGCGGGCCGAGGCCGCGGGATGAAATCCTCGACGCCGAACGCCTTGCCCTTGGTGCGGTGCACGTTGGCGATCACGCAAGCGATCTGGGCGCCGATCCAGTAGGGATCGGGCAAGGGCTCGAATGTCGCGAAGATGCGCCACTCCTCGAGTTCGGCCGCGGGCCATCCCCGCACTTCGGTGAGCGACTTGCCCAGGGCGAGGGCGAGCCGATGGATGAACCGCCCGCCCGGCCCGCTCATTTTTTTCGGAGTTCGTCCACGTCCTCGGGCATCAGATGATTGATCCGCATCGCCGCGTTGACGATCGGCTCGAGGGTCGCGACCGGCATGGCGTCGAGGGCGGGCAGATCCAGATTGGTGAATTCGGCGTGCCCGTCGGGCGTGCAGCAGCAGACCAGCACGAGGCGGCACCGGAACTTGCCATCCTTGCTGGCCTGACGGTCGAACTCGTCCTTCTCGCCCGCCGTCATCGTCCGCACGTGCGTCAATCCGGCGGGCGTTTCGACGGGCTCGATCTTGCGGCCGTCGCTCGACAGCAGCGTGTCGCGGAATCCGGGCACGGATCACCCCCTTTCAAGAACCCGGCCCGATGGTCGAGCCGCCCGACACCCGCACGGTGATGTCGGCGGTGAGGTTGTCGTCGATCCCCTCGGCCGTCGGCTCGATCGACTTGACCCATCCCGAAAACGATGCCATCGTCGCGGGCACGGTGGCGAAGTCGACCTTCCACGCGGGCATCTGCGCGGGCGGCGAGTTCTTCCACGAGATGAGCTGATTATGCCCCGCGTCGGTCGGGTCGAAATTGACGCTGATCGTCACTTCGCCGTTGTCGGGGATGGTGGGCGCGTTGGTATGGGCGACGCTGGACAGCACCGTGGTATCGCGCTCGCCCACCTCGCCGCCGCCCGGGTTGCCGACCGACACGAGTTGCCCGATGTTGACGTATGAGGATCCGCCGTCGGCCGAGGCGGATACCTTGGTGCCCAACGCGGGCCATGCCTGGGAAACCGTCGCCATCGTCTAGCCTCCGTGTGAGGGGATCGTGAGCCGATGTTTGATCGAGAAGAGCACGGGCACCTGATAGAGCCACCGATTCGTGCCCGCGGGCGGCGGCTCGGGCAGGTCGAGTTCGTCGGCATGGGTGCAACTCATGATCGTGCAAGAGCCGTCGCCCCACGTGGCATCGTTCAATGTGCCATCGAGCGAATCGAACGCGATGCGGGCGATCTGATCGGCCGCCGCCTCCGTGCCCGACCACGCCGAAATCTGCACGTCCGCCGAGCCCGTGCCGTCCGAGCCGGAAAGGACATGGCCCCGCGGGTAGGTCTGGATCGTGTACGTCAGCGCCGGCCCATCGCGCCACACGTCGTGATTCTGGGGCAGCACCCCGGGATAGATCGAATCGCCCACGAGCGGCCCGAGGGCGGCGATCGAGGAAAGGCGGGCATACAGCGCCGCCCGCAATGCCTCCGTCGGGTCGCCGCGCGGCCGGGCGCCGCCCGGGCCGCGGGCGGCGCGGCGGCCCGCCGGGCGGGCGATGGCGGGCACGCGATGCTTGATGGTGTAACTCGAGGGCACCGCGTACACCCACCGATTGGTGCCCGGCGGCGGCGGCTCGGGCGTGTCGGATTCCTCGGCCTGGGTGCAACTCATCACGGTGATCTCGCCGCCCGGCCACGGGTCGTTATACAGCCCGTCGAGCCCGTCGAAAATCGCCCGCGCGATCGCGTCGGCCACCGATTCGTCGGCGGCGACCGCCTCGAAATTGGCGGTCGCCGTCGCGGTGCCGTCGCACCCGCCCAGTACGTGATTCCTCGGGTATTGCTCGAGCGTGTAGCAGAGCGCCGGCCCGTCGCGCCACACGTCGTGCGTCTGGGGCAGCACCCCGAAATAGATCGAATCGCCCACGAGGGCGGCGAGGTCGGCAATCCCCTCGAGTT